AGCATGTATTTGTCTACATATTCTCGAATCTTTTTAAGATCTGTATCTCCTTCAATACTTGTAATCATGTGTTTTAACCTTGTGGATATAGTTGTATCGGAGGCTTTATTAATCTTTTTTAGACTTTTTATTTCATTAGCTATTTTTATCTCATCTCCATGAGTTAATAATTTAAAAGTAACTGTATTTTTAGATGCTGGTAGTGTAAAAGAAAAACTATTTCCATTTTCAAATAACTTTTCATCTATTTCATTAAACTCTATTTTAGATAAATCAACCGTTTGCTTTTCTCCATCATATTCAAACTCGTAATCATTACCATAACCTAATACTCTAGATGCTACCATAATAGCATTTTTATCTCCAATTAATAAATCATTATAATTGATTTTAGTAACAATTAAAGATTTAAATAATTTATCTAATACAATACCTTGTCTAATGTAAGAAGAATTAGATAATATGTCTTCTTCTTTAGCAGTCATATATTTAAGTTCGATTTTTCCTTCGGATAATGGGTTATCTTTTGGATATAGTAAACCTTTTGATGGTAAGTCTATTACTTCAGTGGGTAATTTAAATTCAGCCATAATCTTAATTTAAGTATAACGTTTGTTTATTATACATATGTAATATAAAAAAAAGCTTGACCAAAGCCAAGCTATTTTTTAAAGAGGGTAGATAAATATCTCTTAGAAATTTAACACACAATAATCAGGTTGAACTGTCATTGTTAATTCTTGGGCTGTATCTTCCGTATCCCAATTAAAATCTCCAAATGAAGCTTCAGTAATGAATGCTCCTTTAATAATCCATTCAGAAACTATATCACCAACAGGTCCTAATACATTTATAGTAAGATCTTTTTTATAGAAATCAGAATAACCATCTCTACCAGTTACTGATTCGTGATGTAATCTTACCCACTCCATTACTGCTTGAGCTCCTGATGGAGTAATTGGGTCAAATAATGTAAAGTCTATGGTATTCCATACTGTTTTACCTTTAACATATCTTTGAACGTTAATATGATTTAAAGGAACTGAACCTTGACTTACAGAAACAGCTGATACACCTTTCATAATATATGAAGGGAAACCATCTACAAATAAGATAAATCTGTTAGCTTGTTTTGGCTCAAAAGCTGTGAAAAATATTTCGTTCGGATTTAATACTGCCATTTTATATCTTTATTTTATTATAAATATTTATATTTCAAATTTTTATGCTGGGAATGTTGCGCCAGTAGGTAATACATTGAAATCTAATATAATAAATTCAGCTGTTTTAGTTGGTTGTAGGAATATTTGTCCTATCAACTCATTTCTATCTATTACATCTGGTGTATTATTTGACTCATCCATTACTACTTTAAAAGCAAACAATCCCTGTCTTTGTTGTACACTTTCTAAATAAGGGTTAACTTGTGTTAAGAAATTTTGTCTTGTTGCAATTGTATTTTGTTCAAATACTAAATTATCTGCAATTTGAGATATAAAATCTTTTAACGCAATTAACAATCTTCTTACATTTACTCTATCTAATGCAGTTGCTGCTTTTTGTAATGTTTTCTGACCAAATACTACTACTCCTGTTTGTGGGAATGTAGCTATTGGGTTAACATTACCTTCATATAAAGTATCTCTATTAGTAGAAGTTAATTTTCTTTCAGCTCTAACTACTTGACCTAATCCTCCTCTGGTTATACCTGCAGGTGCAAACCAAGGATCGCTTGAAGCATCTGTAAATGCATAAACACCAGGAATCATAGTTGAAGCAGGTACATATACTAATTGAGCTGTATTTGGATCTACTGTTTGAACCCAAGGCCAATAAGCAGCTGCATAACTTGTATCAAGCCCAGAAGCTTGTGCAGTTACTGTATTAATTGGTTGGTTATAATCAACTAAATCCATTACAAAAATAGCATCACCTCTAGCAATTGTATTATTACTTATGCTTGTAATTTGAGTAGCATAAGATTGGTTAGTTAAACCAGGTGCTGAAATTACATTGTATTGGTAATCATCTTGGTTAGCTAATAAAGCAATTGCATTAGTATAATCACTACCTAATAATCCTTGTGTGTTTGTAGAATTAATATTTTGATAGAAATTAGCAGGTACTCTATTTGCTGGTTGATCAGTTGGAACATTTAATCCATTACCACCACCAAATGAACCTGAACAAACTGCAGGTAAAGATCCTGTAAATTCATCTTTTGCAGTTCCATCATTATTAAAGTAATTAGGTGTAGCGTAATTTACTGTTTTTACTCTTACTAAATTAGAAATATTAGGGAATGAACCTGATTCTTGTAAAAACGTATCACTTCCTTCAGTTACTAAGGTAGTTGAAACATCACCAATTGCTCTTGAAATAAAGTTAGCTGCTAATGGATCTAAAGAAATATTATTATATTGTTCTAATATTACTTTTTGATTATTAGTATCATCTCCTCTTCTAATTAATAGTGAAAATACACCAGAAGCGGAATTAACACTCGCAATTTCATATCTTAAATTATCAAAGCTACCTGATATTAGAGCACCATTTCCATTTACTACATTGTTATCTGATTCGGATTGTTGGATTGCACTATTCATAATAGCACCTTCTGATATTGTTTCAAGAACAAATGGGCTTAATCCTGAAGTAGGTCCTTGTGAACCTGTAGGAATACCAAATGCTGCTACAGTTCCTGTTTGTTCAGCAGCTGCCGAACTTGTAGCTGGTGTCCAATCTTGAGTTGTACTACCACTTACTACACGTGTTACTAATAATGAATTACCGCCATTTTGGAAATAATTGTTAGCGGCTACGGAAGTTAAGTAGCTAAATTCATTAGAACCACTCTGTAACTTATCACCAAATATTGCTTGGAAAGAACTATATGAACTAACTAAAGTTGGTTGCTCAATAGGTCCTTTTACTGTAGGTCCAATAATAGCTGCTCCTCTTTCTACTGGTCGAGCTGTTACAAAAGATGAATCATTTTCTCTTGCTAATACTCCTGGAGATATTAATGTTTCTGCCATTTTTGTATATTATTTTTAATATTGTTTTATTATAAATATTAAAAAACCTTTCAAAAAACTATTTTACTAAAGTAAATTCTCCAGTTTCTAGGTTGATGTTACCATCACCATATTTTTTTTGGAGGTTTTCCGCTGTAGATTTAGATTCTTCTTGCAATTCAGCTAACTTTTCTAGTATAACCCCTCTTTGTCCTTCTAAAATTGCTCTTTGAACATCTACTTGACCTAATTGTAATACAATTTGGTCATTTTTTACTTTAAATTCGTTGAGTTTTTCTAACTCTTCTTTTGATAACTTGATTACTTCACTCATAATGTAATTTATTTATAAATATGATTAAAAAATTTTAAATTAAATATTGTTTTATTTCTTTATATACTCTTTCTGGTGTAATTGACTTTTGACAAATATGTTGTAATTCTGTCTTTTCGTTTTCGGGACACCAATCCCAATTACCTGGGTCAAATGTAAACTCCTCCTTATTCCAACAACCATTACAAACATCTAAATTTTGAATTCTTGTAATATTATTAACAAATTCATGATTTTTATCTGCAAAGCCATTTATCATAAAAGTATGTTTTTTAAGTGCCCAATTAACCCAAGATAATCCCGAACCTAACCCTATGAATAGATCTGCATGATGTAAATAATTAAATAAATCATCCCAGGGTAAGTTTGCCTTAGATTTAATATTTTTACCTTCAAAACCATGTAAACTTAAACTAACAACTATAAAACCTTCCATTGTTAATAAGTCAGCTAGTTTTAACCAATGCTCTCTAGGCCATTCTTTACATCCTGATGTTGCTTGAGGGCCAATACAAATGTATTTTTTTCTTAAAGGTCTTTTTTTAGGAGTAAAATTAATACCATAATTAATTTCTTTATAAGGTAAACCCAAAATATCTGTAGCAGCCTGAATTAAAGGGATTGTATTTGGTTTAGTTTTATGTCTATTATATCCATCCCAGTATTCATTTTCTTTAAACCAACCTAACCTGTAATGGGCTAAACAATTAATTTTATTATTAGGGTCAACAAATTCTATATCTTTATAAGCATCTAATCCTTTAAACCAATCATTATGAAAAGTACTTACAATTAATTTACAATTATGTTTCTTTTGAAATTCAACAACTTGGGGAACCCAAGCTAATGTATCTCCAATAGATTTAGATTCAAAAGATATTTTTACTACTTGATTTTTTAAATTTAAGTTATAAATAAATTTTCCATTAATAAAAATTAACCAGGGTACATAATATTTAATATTGGTACAAGTCCATTGATTATTAATAATCTTACTAGTATGTACTAATTTATTAGTTAGGGGGTTTAAAAACTCAACATAATATTCCTCAGGCTTATTACCTACTAATTCTACTTTTGCCCCATCATCAAAATTTAAAATTAATTGATTTTTAGGTTTATTTGGGGTTTTATTATTTACTAAATATTCAAGTTCTTTATAAGCTATTTTAGCAGCATTATCCCAAGTAAATTTAGATCTAATTTTACTAGAATCCTCTAAAGCTTTTACTTTATACTTTTTATAATTAGTATAAACATCTCTCATTACCTTTTTTAAATCATTAAAATCTGGTTCATAAAAATTACCAGATAATTCAGTTTGAGAGTAAGAAAAATATTCACCACCAATAGCTGGGACTTCTTTTATTATTTTAACAGGGTGGCCCTTGCCTTCAGCAAATTCAAGTTGAGCACTACAATTAGAATAAATAGAAGGTGTACCACAAGCCATTGCTTCAATTAAAGGTAAATTCCATCCTTCTGCCCTAGCACAAGATAAAAATACATGTCCTTTTTGTAAATATTTTATATATTCTTCCCTTGAGGGAAAATGTTTAATTTTCAATCTGGGGTCAACAAAACCATAATGCTTTAATCTATCTTCAGTTGATTTAAAGCCATCTTGAGCAAACATATTATCTATAGATAGAACTAAATCTACAGGTTCATCATTTTTAAATTCTTCTAAAAAGGCATTAATAACTTCTTTTGTAGATTTTCTATAATCCCATCTTCCAAAAATTAAAAATTTAAATCTTCCATCATCATATTCCGGTAATGTAGCACTATTACTAGGGTGAAAAACGCTACCATCAACTGCTTCAGGTACAACTTTTACAATTTCTTCTTTATAACCTTGTTTAACAATGCAATCTTTTTGCCATTGAGAGGCAACCCACATTTGATCAAAATTTTCTGTTATTTTATAAAAACTAGGAGGATATTCAGTAGTTTCCCATACAGTGTAACATATTCTAAAATTTTTATAATTTTCAAAATAGTAATGATGATTTAACTCTGCAAATAATAAATCAATATTGGGAGTAAATTCTTCTTTATATTCACTATATATTTTATGATCTTTAAACCTTTTATCTTGATCGTAAGATTTTAGTGTTTGAACATCTAATATTTTTTTATCTACTTCATTTATATAAGGTTCTTTATCATGCGGGGTATCATTAATACCTTCCCAATAATCCGAAACAGTGAAGTTTCTTGCTTTAATTTTTACTAATTTTGATAAAGCTCTTAAGAATAATCTAGTGTGGCTATTATAACCTGTAGTTCCTATGTAAGAACAATGAGTATAAACTTTAGGTTCTACTTTACCCATTAGTAATTATCTAAAATGATTACCACCAACCCATAATACTAAAGATTTTCTAACACCTCTAGTTACTGGGGATACTCTATGTAATAAATAAGAAGGGAAAATGGTAATAGCTCCTTTAGCTTTACTTCCTTGAGTTATTGTTTTACCACCTAAATTAAATTCTAATACACCTCCATCATAGTCTTTGGGATCTGATAAGTTTACTGTAACAGATAATTTTCTCAAAGATGCCCATCCACTTCCTACATCTAAATGCCAATCATATTTTCCATTATCCTTAGCATGATATTCAGTATATTGTATTTGTTCACGTATAGTTGATATATCAAATTTAAAATGTTGTTGGTTATGCGTTACAATTTCTTGAGCTATTCTTTCATATAAACCTTGAAATTCTAGGGATTTAGGTATCCATTTAACTTTAGATGATCTAATTGAGGGATCAAATGTTCCTTCAATACCATTTTCTGTTTGACCTAAAATTTTAGCTTTTTCCGCATATGGTAATTTTTTAATTTCTTTTTTATATCCTTTAATTTGAAATGAATCTAAGAAATTTGCTCTCCAAGCAAATACGTCCGCACTGTTTCCAAGTGGGTGAAAAGATAATTGATAGTCTACTGCCATAATTTTTAGTTTATAATATAATGTACATAATTTATTTTAATTTTCCAAATAATTTAAAATATTTTTTTAGGTAAAAAATAAATATCACCTTGATGTAAACCCCAAAATAAAGTATCTTGTTTCCAGTTAATAGGATAAAATTCAGTACCTGGTATTTTTAAAACTTCTGGGTTTTCATTTATTTTATATCCCATATTAACATTAGATTGGTTTATACCATTATAAAAAGTTAAAATACATCCTGGTTTAGTAATATTAAACGGAGGATCTATAAACATTTGTTCAGAACCAATTATATCATTAGGGTCTAAAAAGATTCCGTCATATTGTTTTAACTTACCACTTTTATAAATATCTCTCCAATCACCTTCAATAATAGTTACATTTGGTTTATCCGCTGCCCAATCCCTAGCTCTATCCACTATTTGAAAATGATTTTCAATTATTGTATGTGATTTAATACTTCCAGATTGGATATAACCAGCTGATATACCCATACCAAAACCAACTTCTAATATATCACCTCCATTTTCAGTACAAATTTTAGCGTGTTCCTTCATAATTGGATGTTCGCAATCATGCATAATGATATTATCTAACATCCTTCCTGAATGGTTTGTATTTTCGTGTGTTATATAATTTTCGTGAAAATATAATAGTGAATTTTTATAACTTTTTTTAAAACCTTTTTTTTTCATTAAAATTTAATTTACAAATATTGTCTGTTCATAATCAAAAAAAACTGTATCACCAGTACTAATAGAGTAAGACATAGAACTTTCTGGTGAAGATAAATTAGCCTTAACTTGATAACCAGGAACACCTCTGGAAGTAAAAAGAGAATAATCAAAAGGAGTAATGTCAGATCCAAAATTTCCAGCTGATGGGCCCGGATTTTTTGCTGGGCTAGGTGAGCTAGGAGAATTTTTTGATACACTATCCATTCCCCAATCACCAAAAACACCAAAATTATTTTGAGGTAAGTCTGGATTAGCTGGTGAAATTGAAAAACCTATACTTGTAAAAGATGTATATTTATTTGATGTAGGTAAATTTGAGGTTGTATTAAAAGGAGGTGTTGTACCAAAAGATGTAACTTGTGAATAACTTAAAATAGAAGGAGATCCACCTTGTATAGTAAATGTATTATCAACACTATCACCTGTTACTGTACCCGTAGAATCGGAAGTTTTAATTCTTCTTTTCATTGTATAACCCGCAACAGCATCCTCATTATAAGAATACCAAGGTTGAGCTGCAAAATTTTCATTTGAACTAGCAATAGTATTAAGTGTACTAAAACCAGGACTTGCAGAGTTCAAAGCAGGATATGTATTTCCTGCTGTATCTCCACCTCCAGTGCTACCACCTTTGTATATATTAAAAACTGGAGCAGGTGGAGTACCTGCATCTGGTAATGAATTAAAGGCAATATAAGTACCAAATAGTCTTTCGTGTGCTATTTTACCCCAAGATAATTCGCCTGATGATGGAACTGTCATAATTGCTTAAAATTTTTAGTTTACAATAAATATACGTAATCTATTTTTGTTTTTCAATTTTATTTTTTAATTCGTCTACTTCTCCTTTTAATTCTTTAATTGCTTCTATTAGTAGAGGAACTATTTTTTCATATTTAACAGCTTTATAACCTGTTTTTTCTCTTGTTTCAACAATTTCAGGTAATATTTTTTCAATTTCTTGTGCTATTACTCCAACGTCATGTCCTTCATTAGCATGAATTTCTTTATTTTTGTTTTCTTCAAGTTCTTTCCAATCAAATGTAACACCATTTATTTGTGCTAATTTTTTAAGTGGATTAGAAATATTTTTAATATTTTCTTTTAATCTTCTATCGGATGAAAAGAATGCAATAATATCATTAGTTGCTCTAATTAAACCATCTGTAGAAGTTGTTGTAGTATTACCAACAATAAGACCACAACCATCAATAGAAACTGTGTCTTCTCCAACTTGTAGAAAACTAGTACCTCCAAATCCATTTATTCTAGTTGAAATATCCTCATCATCCGAGTTAAATTTAACTGGGGAACTTGAAGAATCTATAGCATAATTTGATTGAAGGGTTAATTTTCCACTTAATTGTGAAGCAGCTGATACAGTTAAGAGTGTACCACTAAAAGTTAAATTAGATTCTCCATTGATAGTTGATGTTCCAGTAGCGGTTAAAACTCTATTATTAGAATTATTAGTAATAGAAGTAGTACCACTTGTACCTGAAGAACCTGAAGTACCAGAAGAACCACTTGAACCTGATGTACCTGAAGATCCCGAAGATCCAGATGAACCTGATGTTCCTGGTGAACCTGGTGAACCACTTACTCCAGATGTACCAGATGAACCACTAGTACCTGATGAACCACTAGTTCCAGAACTACCACTTGTACCCGATGATCCACTTGAACCACTTGAACCGGAAGAGCCTGATGAACCTGAAGAACCTGAAGTTCCGCTATTACCAGATGTACCAGAAGTTCCCGAATTTCCAGAGGTACCACTTGTACCACTTGTTCCAGAATTTCCTGAGGTACCACTTGTACCACTAGTTCCTGAATTTCCAGAGGTTCCTGAAGTTCCTGAAGTACCACTATTTCCTGAAGTACCTGAAG